CACGTTAGCTGAACCTGTTGTACTGTTATCTGGGTCACTCGAAAAGCCCATAATTCTGAACGTAGCAGTTGTAGCTGCTGTTGTTCCAGATAATTCTAAAGCTGACATCCCTGTTTTCACAGAGCCAGCAGTATAAGAAATATCTGCGTTCAAACCGACATCGGTTTGAGCTGGAGAACCTGCACTTTGAATTTCAAATACAGCATCAGGGTCATCTATTACGAATGCTTTAATATCGGACGATACAGTTCCATCAGGAAAATGTGAACTGAAAACAGTATCACCTGAAGAGTTTGTAAAAGTACAACCTCTAAAAATTCCGATAGACTCATCCCCAGCACCAGATACTAAAATAGTACCAGTATTGAGCATTTTTACTAAATCGCCTGAAAAAATATTCCCAGAAGCACCAGAGGCAATTGCGTATTCTGTTGTTCCACCTACTTGTGGAGCAGAACCTAATTTACCTACAACACGTGCTCCGAAAGGGGCATTTTTGTTAGCCATAATAAGTCACCTTATATTTGTTATTTAAAGTTATAGCGATCAACTACGTTGACCACCGCCAAAAGTTACTTTGCTTGATCTCTGAGGATTTAACATCGGAGAACTTGGATCTGATTCCTTCATCATATCGTTATCTACAGCATCTTGCTGAGTTTTGGCACGGTTAGCATAGTAGGAGTTTCTCTCTTCCCGTGTTTCATTTGGAATCTTAGCCAATAGCAATCCACCTCGTGCAACAACTCCTGCATGTTTACCTTGTTGTAAAGTATCAAAACGATCTTGGTCAGAATCATGTAACTCATCAGATCTTACTAGGTCGAAACCTTCGCTTAATCTTGAAGTTATATTCTTGCGATCTTCTTGGCCTACAATTTCGGCTCTGATCCACCTGTAAGTGTAACCTTCAGGTGCAGGAGGAGTATCCAACGTAGATGGGGGGCTCCATGGTTTGCGAGCTACTTTGTCAGCTCGAGTGTCGGCAGAACGTGGTGTCCTGTTTAAATCTTTGTTGTCATTTTCTGTCATAACTATTACCTTTTAACATATTTTGCGTACTCTTTCAAAGGTACGTTCAATTTTTTTGCCATTTGAACTTCACTAGGAGAGAGTTTTACCTGTCTATTACCAGTATTTCCACTTACTCTACCTGCTGAAGCCACCTTTTGTGACGGTTTTGTTTTTCCATTAGTATTTGTAAAATACTCAGGATGTTTATCCCGAATCCTTGCATTTACTTCTTTAAAATACGCATCACTTTCAACTACAAAACCCTCTGTCAACAAGTCTTCATGAATTTCAGTTCCTGATTGATGCATAAGTGCATTACTTAAGAACCAATCATTACCATCATCAATCCAATCTTGCATTTTTGAATTGTATCCAGTTTGTTGTTGAACGGGTTGTTCTATTGTTTGAGCTTGCGTGCTTGTTTGGATCTGGTGCATACGTTGCTTACCGTCAGAAACTCTTTGTTCTTGTACGGCTATTTTTGCTAAAACATCTTGAGCTTGTGCAACTTTTTCATAATCAGCAACTTCATGTGCTTTTTGCAAAGATGCCATAGCTTGTGCTTTTTGTGACTCAAGCCTCGTTGCAGATTCATCAAACGTAGTTTGTTGTAAAGAGTGAGCTGTAGATTTTAATCTTTCATTTTCTGCTGATATATTCTTAGCATATTGGTATGCAGAGTCTTGACCTCTTTCAGCTTCTCTTAACTTTCTTGTAAGATTGTTAATTCTTTTTTGTACCTTGTCAGAGTAATCTACTAATTCCTCTTCTTTGTCTTCATCTTTTTCTTCAATAACAGTTGTTTCTTGTACAACCTCTGTTACTGGTGCCGCAGCTACAGATTCTTCTGTCTTATCAACAGGATCATCTAAATCTACGATCTGACCTTCTTCTTCTATAACCTCTTCTTGTTTTAATGCTTCTTCAGACATATTTTCTCCTTATACTGCAAGAATATCATCAGGATCAAGTATGGTAGCTATTACTTCATCGTCATTAATGATTCTGCATTCAGACTCATCACCTAACTTAAAGCGAGCACCAGCATATCTGCCTATTAATACCCATTGTTTTTCCTGACACCAAGGTTTCTCAAATTTGTTTGAGTCTGCATAGCAATCAGGGCCCATTTTTACCACATACCCAACAACCGTAGCAAGAGATTCTCTATCTACTGTTGATTGTACTAGGTGGATTCCACCTTCTGTAACCGCTTTACCTTTATAAGGTAAAATTAATATACGCCAACCAGTAGGTTGTGGCATACGGTCTACAAAAGATTTTTCTAGTAAGGTTGGATCCAACACCCTTGCTGACTCTTTAACGTAGGCAGCGTTTTCTTCAATATCTGGGGTTGGAGTTTCTTGTTCTTTGTTTTTTAGATCTGCCTCTATAGACTTTGCGACATGATCAGGGACTTGTATCTTCGTCATCTTCTTGTGTTTTTCCTAGCAGCTCTCTAAATATATTTTCTGCATCGGCTAGAGAACTGTAACGCCCACGCAAATATTCGTACTGAGAAAATTCACTACATCCTGCTAACATAGCATCCTTAGTGTCTTCTCTTCTGACTTCTATTTCTTTAATAAATTTCTTTGCAAGCCAAACTGCATCCATTAATAAATACCAGAAAACTTACCACCAAACTCGGCGGCACCCATACCTCTAGCTTTACCTTTTCCCATACCTGGTTTAGCTTTTGTATTAGCTGAAAAAGTACCAGCTTTAGTTTTAGTAGATGCACTACCTTTATTACTATAGCTGTTTTTATTCTTCAATACTTTGGGTGTTTTCTGTTGACTTACTTCTGTTCTTTTATACATGCGTTCTATTATGTAGAGTAAAAATTAATTTTGCAACTTTTATTTACCTTGGCCTGCATACTTTTTATATTGTTTTTTTGATTGTTTACTTTTTGGATAAGTATTTTTACTGTTGCCTATTGAGGTTCTTTTACTTTTTCTTTTTTGATTATCTAATTTAAAGACACTATAACCTTTGATCTTTACAGCCATTAATTACGATTCATTAAGTCTAAGTTTTTTAGTAACCTTTGTTGATCTAATCTTGCCCTTGCAGTATCGTCACGCATCTCTGCTATATCTTCTGAAGTCTGTATTCTTTCTCTATCAACATTAATTCTTCTTTGTGCATCCTGTTCCTTACGTCTTTCTTGAGTAATAAACTGTTGTTGCTCTATCGCTAATTCTTGACCCTTGAGTGCAAGCTCTTGTTTTCTAATCGCTACTAATGGGTCTTCATCCTCTGGTGCGGAAATCCTAGCCGTATAGTCAGCAATTAACTCTGCCATTATAGGGGCTGAGAACTGAGATAAGATATTGTTTGCTTCTTGTAATAACTGACCTTGCTCTGCTGGACTTACTTGTTGGGCTTGTTGTTGTATCTGTTGATACTGTTGGATAACCTCTGGTGGCATTTGTTGTTGAGCTAGTATGTCAGCTTTCATCTGTAGATGTTCCATAATATGTGAATGTATTAAAGCTTGTACTTGTGCATTCATTTGTACAGGCGGAGTATTTAATAAACTCATGTGAGTTGCTATATGGGCATCATGGTTTTGCTCAGGAAATGCTTTAGCAGGATTACCTAGTAACAGTTGAGTATTTTCAAACCCAGCTTCAATAGGCTTAGGCTCTGTTTGTGGTGGTGGTGCTAGTATTTGATCAACATTATCAACACCTATTGCTGAGTACATACGCTTGTAAGACTCGTAAACTCCTGATGGACCGTGTACTTCTGGATTAGATTGTACTAACTGCATCATTTCTTGGGCCATAGCTATACGTTGCGATTGACTAAATATATCAGGGTTAGATACAGGGAATACATCAACCCTATCATCAAAGTCTGTAAGCTTGATAGTATTATTAGCATTAGCTACGTTGTAAGGATATTCTTCAGGTAAATATTCTTTAAATACCTTAGATAGAATCCTAAACTCTTTCTTTTGTGAATTGTGCAGTCTTTTATGTATTGCAGATAATACTTTAGTGGATCTTTCTAATAAAGCTAATGTAGTTCCTACAGGTGCGTTTGGATTACCTTGACCTACGTTTATCTCAGCTATAGATGCAAATCTTTGCCCTGCATTAACTAATATACCTAAAAGATTTAATAAAGTGCCGCTTGGCTCTTTAAAAGGTAGTGGCTGTATAGATTCTCTAAGTGATCCACCTGGAGCATCAACATCTCTAAACTCACCTGGTTGGATTGGTGTATCTTCGTCTCTAATTCTTATACCACGGGTTTTAAAACCAGCAGGCAGGTTAGCAAGGGTACCAGCATCAATAAGTTGTCTTAAAATAGAGGTAGAGGCCTTAGATAGGCCGCCAATCATGTGAGTAAGACCAAAACCATAGAATCCTAGGCCAGGAAGAAACTTAAAGTGAACAAAATACTCTATTTTCTTACGTAATGGGTCGTTTTCCTCGTAATTACGGTAAATACTAAGGATATTGTTACTATTTGAGTCAATTGTGACGATATAAGGTAGTTTTACCCCTGTGATCTCACCCATTTCGTCCATATCTTCAAAGCCATCGATCTCTAGATTACAATGGACTTCGTAAAGTAAAGATACTTCACCTGTATCATAACCAGGCTCCATACCTGATAATTCGTCTATTTCTTCTTGAATTTGACTGGCTTGGTCACTATCAACGCCTTGAACCTCTACTTTACGGTAAAAACCTATTGCTTGGAGCTTTTTAACCTCGTTTTCAGGCATTTTGACTACATTTGTAATTCTAGGACATGATTCTAGGTCTGTGGAGAAATAAGGCACGATTAAGTCCTCTGGTGCAATAAATTTAGATACTGCACGTCCTAGTGACTCATCATAGTAAATCTTTTTAAACGCAGACCCTGCCAAAGGTAAATAAAACAACATCTGGTCTAATTCTTCGTCAAACTCTTCCATAACGTGCGTTATTTGATAGTTCATAAAATCTTTAACTCTTTGGGCTTGTTCTTCAACAATAGAATCGTATTTACCTATAACTTGAGTTTTTACTGGACCGTTAGAGGGTAACAGCTCTTTGTAGGCTTGAGCTTGAAAGTTTGTGACTGCTTCGCCTAATAATGGATGTATAACACCAGAGGCACCAGCAAAGGGTTCTGATCTTTCTTGATCAAACTTCATACCTAAATATTTAAGGCCGTCTGTATAAGTTTTTTCCCAATCTTCTCTTGAAGACTTATCCTTTTCAATTCCAGAGGTTAGCTCTGTTGCTATACCGTTGAGAGTATCATCATCAAGTGACTCTGCAATATTACTGTCAAAGCCAGTATCCATTGGCATATCATCCATACCGTTTAGGATTGCACTACCGTCCTCTTGTATTTCAAAATCTTCTTGCCCTGCCTCTTCTATTGCTTCGATAGCAATTTGCATATCTTCAGTTCCTTCGAGGGTGTTTTGGGAGTTTAGTATATTGTTCGGTTCTTTTTCTATTGCCATTAGTAATATGCCCTTTTAACTACAGGTCTAGTGTCTTCTAAATAATCATCCTGTAATGACACTAATCCGCCTTCACGAAAACGCATTAAGGCTTGAGACATAGTATCACATAAATCGTCATTTTTTCCAAAGGGAAAAGCTGCACACTCTTCTATCATATCCTCTGCAAACTTTTTTTCTGGTGCCCATACTAAACCAGACTCAAAGATTGGTGCTACTGAGTGCATACGTGTAGATTTATCGTGGCCTCTTGTAGGAGAATAATTAACAACAGGTATACCAAGTCTTCTAAGTTCGTGGGTTAGAGGCGTACCAGATGCCTTGCTTTCAATCAGGGTCATATCAGGATCCCAATATTTATATTCTTCGTAGGCTACCCGTTTAAGTTCAGGAAAGTCCCACCTGCCTTTTTGGGCATCAAGCAAAATAATAGAGTCTGGATCGTCAGGTGTTGGTTGAAAAACACCCCAAGTAGAAATAGCAGAATAGTCTGCGTTTTGTTTCTTACTGTAGGCGGTATCGTAACTTTGTATTATATATTTTACAGGGGGCAAGGAATCAGCTGTCCAGGGATTCCACCACTCACGTTTAATAATAGATCCTTCTTCAGATGTTGGAGTTTGCATCCATTGTGCATTCCATTTTTGGGTAGGTAAAGAAGCTTTTACTTTTTGCAACTCTTTAATATCCCAGAACTCAGGCCATAGTGGATTACCTGTTTCTTCAAAGATAGCTGGAAACTCTACAATATCCCATTGGTCGGCAAGTTCCTCCTTTTGGGCTTCTAAGAGCTTTTCGGTAAGATCTAATGAACTCCACCTAGTCATCACAAGAATAATGGCTCCTCCTGGTTGTAATCTTTGTCTAGGTCCAGAGGTATACCATTCCCAACAAGCCTCCATAGCTGTTGGAGACAGGGCATCTTGTTCTGAGTGTGGATCGTCAATTATAAGTAAATCCGCACCACGACCTGTAATAGCACCTCCTACACCAGCAGCGAAGTATTCTCCACCTTTATTGGTTTCCCAACGACCAGCAGATTTGGAATCGGCTTGTAGTTCTACGTTACTAAATATTTTTTTATACTCTTCAGTATCCATCATGTTTCTCACTTTACGGCCAAAACGAACCGCAAGCTCACCTGTATGAGTAGTCTGCATGATTTTACGATTCGGTTGCTTACCCATAATCCAAGCAGGGAAATAGGTAGAACAGAACTCGGATTTGGTATGCCTTGGCGGCATGTTTACGATTAACCGTTTACATTTACCTGAAGCTACCTCTTCTAGCTTTTGTGCAAAGATTTTATGGTGACGGCCACAAATAAACTCTGGCCACATGTAATCTATAAAACCTAGGAAAGAATCCTGACATTCCTTTTGTGTATTAATCAGAGACAGTCTCTCTTTTAACAACAGGGTTTCACGTATTTCTGAATCAGATAGGTGCGAAAAATTAGGATTGGTCATACGTTAAATATCAAATTCTTTTCTTAACTTTTCAAGTAGTTTAGGATCCAACGGTTTTCTGCCTTCAAGTTTAGATATTTTATCAGCTATTTCTTGAGAGCTGTTATAAGGTATACTTTTTCTTATTGCTTCAGCTTCTAAAATATCTTTACTAGAACCTGGATCAAATTCTAACTTTTCAGCTTTGAGTAATCTATTATATTGGTTTTTTAATATTTTAATTTTTTTTCCAGGACCAACTGCCTCAGCTGCAAAACCTGCTAACCCCTTACCACGTAATCCTAGTTTATCAACTAACTGTTGGGCACCAGGATTTAGCATCTGATAAAGTGGTCCACCAAAGGTTTCATTCATTTCAAAGGGAGATATAGGAGTAATTGAACCTACGTCATCCACAGGATTTATAACAGGTAATTCATCAATCACAGTTGGGCCTCCTTTAGCTAATTTTTTTGTTGTTTCATCAGCTAGTTTTGCAATTGTATCTATAGCTTTTTTATCCACAAACATATTAGTAGGTTTTATATTAGTTAAATCTGTAATAATTTCAGATTCATCAAACGCTGTATATGCAAAGTTATCAAAGTCAGAAGTTACCGTATAACTATTAGCTACTTCATCTACTGCGTCATAATAATCATAACCGTCATCAACTAAATCATCTACAAGATTTGACCAATTTGTTTCTGCATGTTTGAACATCCAGTCTTGTTGTGTTGCTGTATCCAAATTTCTATAGATAGCAGGTATGTAGGCATCTACTTTTTCTACAGGAATTTTATATTCTAAAACTACAGGTTGCCTAATTAATTTTTTAGTTTCATATTTACTTTGAAGTGAAATTGGATCCATTGAATCAAAAATATCTGCTTTTTCACCTGGTTTTATTTTTCCAACATTTATTTCAGCTCTGGATAGTGCTTGTTTTTGTGCATGAGCAGGATTTAATGTTGTGCTAGTTAAACCAACGTCAGGTTTTAATTTATTTGATTCTGCTAAATTTAAGTATCGGTACAAAGTTACGTTATTATTTTTATCAACTAAGTTGTTATCTTTGAGATATTTAATGGAATGTTTTTTTATTAAAGGAGTATTTTTAACTACATCTGCAAAAGCTTCTTTTGTGCCCATATCTTTTGTTGACTCTACCCAATCATTAATACGTGTTAAGTCATTTTCCCTCATAAATATATCATCAAGCTTTTCGCTGGCTTTTTTTAATCCTTTTCCTGTTTTTACGGCTTTACCTAGTGGAGTTTGACCAGCAACATAATCAATTAAAGACAAAGGATCTGTAACTTTAGGTGTGGGCAAAATAAATTCTTTAATATTTCCAATAACTCCAAAAGCTTTTTTAAGTTTTTTTACGACAGGATCTCCAAACCTAGGATCAATATATTCTCCGCCTGCAAAAGATGGATCTAATGGAGAGAATGGCTCTATAGAACCTACGTCAGGTAAATCGTTTGGACCGCCTTTAGCGAAAGAATTATTTAGTTTTTTTTTTCGCCTAATCCCATAGGCATTTGTGCTTGCATTTGTGATATTGCAACATCTAAATTATTGATTTGATTTGCAATAGCTTGAGCCGTATTAAAATCTTGATCATTTACCGCAATATTATAATCATTCATAAGATTAGTAATCTGAGACTGTAAGGTAAATATTTGATTTTCTATAGACCTATCTTGCATCATAGGTTCGTTGTCGGACATACCTTGTTGGATCTGATCTGAAGGACCACCTTGAGCCATAGGCATACGTTGTTGACCGCCAAGTAATTGATTAATATCAACACCTAGTATCTGAGCGGCTTGTTCAAGCTCGTCTTCACTAATACCGTATTGCTCTAGGAACTGAGCTATCTCTTCTGCGGACAGACCTTGTTGGATCAACATGTCAATAACTTGTAATATCTGCTGTAGGGCTCCCTGAGCCTCTTGCATTTCAGCCTGGGTCACTTCTTCTGTTTGAGCAGGCATCTGCTCAGATAAATTGGGGGCCATAGGAGTCTCTTGCATCATAGGAGCAGGAGCTACATTTGGCATCATCATATCTTCTTCCATAAATACCTCAATTAGGGACGCAATCTGTACGGAGGTTAAAGATGTACATATTTCGACTGCATCCCCTTTTTTTAGAATTGTATCATCAAATAGCAAAAATACTAGAATGTTGTGAAAATTAAAATCGTATGAGAGAAAGCTTGTACTTGTATATAATATATTTAGTACGGTTACTTTTTTGGGGGTGGGGGGTAAAAACTATTGTTATGTGTATATAAAAATGGGGGTCTAAGGGAACCTAGATCTACATGATCTAGCACAAAGATCCTGTTAGATCCGTAAAATGTAAGCCAGAGATCCTTATAGATCCCTTAAATTAAAGCTCTCTAAGGCTCTGTATTGAATAGTTTTATTTATCTAATGTCATTACTTGGTTTATGTAAGTAAGAGCTTAGAATAAGAGCAAATAATTATTCCAGATCTCTGGTCAATTCTTGTTTAAAGAATGTGATAAGAATAGGATTTAACCCAAATGCCCTAACAGATCCCTAAGATCATGATCCATAAAAAAAGGGAGCAGCAGCTCCCTTGTAATCCAGATGACCGATAATCTATAAGTAATCCCTACCAAACACTTTACCAGTCTCTGAAAGCCATCTAGGCGTTTCTACTGTATGATCACATGACTGACAGTTACCACCTTCCTCTGCTCCTATCTCTGGATCAACAGCTAAAAAGCTTTCATAATCGCCACACTTAGGACAATCAATATAAGGATTTTTATATTTACTCATCTTCGTCACCATTAATATTATTCAGAGCTTCGGCTGCAGCGTTGCATTTATCTAAGTCCAGAGGATCTGCAAAAGTAAATACAATTGGTTCATCTCCTCTAGGTCTTTCAATATTGTTCTGATTACTCCAACCATTTTTTTCTTTTGTCCAGGCTTTTTTCTGGTTAGATTCTAATATCTCTTTTCCTGTCAATTTCTTATTCTTCATTTTTTTCTCCTTTTTTTACAAAAACGACCTCACCAGAGGGTGCCAGTTGCATTTTCTTTGCATAGGGAAGGCTATGCCCTCCGTCAATTATCTGTTGTTTATTTTTTTCCTGATACCAGAGCAGACACAATTTTGACTTAGTAACGCTCAACTCATTTAACCAGACTGAATTCTTATAACCTTCCGGATCTTCCTCCCATTTCTTTTCTACCAGATCTATTAGTGTATCTAGATCTTTAATATCTAATTTCCAGTTACTCATTATCTTTACCCTCCTGTATTTCTTCTAAGATCTCATCTTTTGATTGATCTAAAGCAACTACCATACAACCAAGCATAGTTACTTGTTCTTTTGTCATAGGCTCACCATAATTTATGTAAGCATCTTTTAACCTATCTTCGCAGGCTTTAATAACTAACAATAAACCAGAGACACAATCATTATCTGTTGCGTCATACATCTGTAATGTAATATTCTTGTTCATCTAACTAGCCTCCTTTTTCTTTTGTTGTTCTTCGTATGTATCGTTAAAAGCTACTTCGATCATCTGGTCAATTAACTCTTCGATTTGATTTATTGTTTTACGATTATTTTCATAAGCTTCCCTGCTATCACACCAACATAATTTGTAAAGTTGCTCGGAATAAGTTTGCCACCTTTTAGCATATTCTGCCAAAGTAAAATCTTGCATATCAATTTCGTCAGGCCTAAAGCCATTATTTAATTTTATTGTTTTTTCTTTAGCCATTACACCACCTCCAACTGCTGTATGTCATCAAATCTATCTAACTCAATTAAATAATTAACTGTTTCTGTCCAATTCTTAAAACAGTTATCAGTATTGTAGTTATGGTTTTCTACAATACCCTCATTCGGATAACCTAGATCATCTGTATAAGCCATAAGAATATTTGACTCATCTGTCAAAGTGCCATAACACTCAACCCCTTTTATTACTATTACTCTACTCATGTTAATTAACCTCCGTATTTGTTGTTTAACATATAAGTATTATAACTGATATTCATTACTATTTGTAAAAAACATGTATAAAAAAAGGGAGTTAACACCCCCCTTTGTTTATTGTGATGATCTAGATTACTTACTAGCCATATACTCTTTTGCACTATCTAAATTTTGATAGTCGCACAAATCAAGCCTTCTTTTTTGGTCTGCAACTGTTAGCGTGTCCCAATCTTCGGGTCTTGTTACGCCCTGGGTTTCATAAAACCTCATACGCTGATTATTTGTTTTTCTAATATCCTCTTCATTTTCGTCATTAGACATTAACTCAAATAAGGTTGATATTGTTGCAACTGTTTTAAATGGGTCTGATGTATCAAGTAAATCATTATCTTTTAATATTTTCCTTGCTTGTTCATCAAAGTCATTAACGCGTATGTCTTTATTTGGATTTATCCAATATAGATGTCTTGCTGTTGTGTTGGACCATTTATTAACGCTAATAAGATTATCGCCAAAGTATTTTATTGCTATTAGTGTTTGATAACTAAAATATAATTCATAACCTTTTATTGTATGTGTATAAAAGTTTCTTGTTGTTCTGGGATAACTTGGCTTAGTTCCCTGTAGATTTATTTCACTTTTTAATATGCTCATTATTAATTATCCAGAAGATCAGTTGCAAAAGAATTATATAGTTCTTCTGTTGTGCCGTATAAATCCAAGAGTTCTGCGAGTGTCATATTTATAATTGCATTTCTATTGTTTGTATCTAATGAACAAACCTCTTTGTGTAGTTGCTCAACAACTATACCAAACATACAAGCTCTTTTTTTTGTCATGCCCAGATTGTCAATTAGATGTGTATTAAACACTCTAGGTTGAACATCTACACAATCGACTTTTTCGCCTGTCATAAGTGATACTGTTACCCTATCATCCCTAGTTTTAGAATCAACAAATTCTTCACGTTGACCGTTTGTTAAATTAAAGTAGTTTTCCATATTTACCTCCGTTATTAAAAATATGTAATATAGATTATACATCAACAATTTACAATTTGTAAGAAAAGATGATTTTATTTGATTGAGTGAGAGACAGAGATAACTAATGCTATTAATTACCTCAATGTCATACATATATCTACATTAATAATAATATCTCTTTACAAATAGTAAGAAATAAAAGATAATCGTAAGTGGAGGTTATTCATTATGAATAAA